CATTTACACCCCATGTTACCACTTCTTGAATGTAGCCCTTCGTAATTCTTTTCTTCACAGCAGGTTGAATTGCTTGTTTTAATGGTTTAACTTCTAAAATTAACCCCTCAACTATACCCTGTTTGTTCTTAACCTGAACAAAAAAGTCTGGGAAATATCTATGCCACTTTCCGTCGACTGGCGATAAATAAGGTATAATGATTTCTTCATTAGACCAACCAATCACACTTGGATTGTCGTCAAGGTGCACCATTACTCGGCGTTCCCATAACGATCTATACCAGATGTTTGTAGGATCACCTAAATATTTATTGGTATTTTTAGGACTAAATTTACCACTGTAAGCCATCAAGTATTTATAGGTAATAAATGTCAACACCAGCAGACCGTATACCGCTCCCAGGCGATAGAGGAACAAATTTTAAAGATTCTAACGGTAAACCTCTTGATGGCAGCGCAGCTACCACAAAAGACGAGTCTGCGCCATGGACTCCTGTTGCAAATGATGTTACGCTAGAGGACCCAAACAGCGAAAAATTTAGAAAAGATAGAAGTCAACTCAGCGTTCTTAAATTTCCTGATAATCTTGGGCAAGGTGTCCCATACGTTTTATTTAAAATCTTCGAAACACAGACTGGTGCAGTTCCCGTTACAGATGAGACCACACAATCAATACGCAGCGGCGCAAGTGTTATCGGCGACGTTATAGCAGGAATTCCTGGCGGTCAAGCAGCAGCAGGTGCTGCGGTTGGTGGGCAAATAGCAGGTTTGCCTGCTGCATTGTTTGGCGCGGCAGCAACAACAGAAACTGGACAAGATGCTATTAATACTACTGCAAATAATATTTTTGGAAGCCAAGCATTTGGTGGCGGATCATTCACTTCTAGAGCAAAAGAACTTGTTTCGCAGTTTGCGTTAAAAAGAAACTTAGAACAATTGTCTGTAGCCATTGCTTTGTTTATGCCAGACGGCATTACAACAAATTATGATAATGAATACGAAGCGCTCTCAGTGACTGCAACATTAGGTGCTGCTGGATTTGCTGCTCAAGCGTTAAGTGCTAAAAAAGGTATTGTGACAGATATTAACCCATACATCGCTGAGGCTGCTGCAACTTTAACCAGCAAACTGCTTGGAAATGAAGATTTTGCAAAGTTGGGTTTATTTGCCTCAACAGGTTTGGTAAATAATCCACAATTGGAAATGATTTATAGCAGCCCAGTTCTTAGAAAGTTTACATTCGACTTTAAACTTATTCCTAGAAATGCTAATGAGTCGGCTATGATTTATACGATTGTAAACAGACTAAAATACTATTCAGCACCAGAAATCAAAGGCGGAACTGGTGGTCGTTTTTTAATTCCACCAGCTCAATTTGAGATTGAGTTCTATGATGGTCAAGACAACCAAAACCAGTATTTGTTTAAGACGAAGAAGTGCGTATTGTCTGGAATAAGTATTGATTATTCTCCTAATGGTTTCGCAACATTCAGAGATGGCGCACCAGTAGAAACCAGAATGCAGTTAACATTCCAAGAAACTGTCATTATCGACAAACAAGCAGTAATTGAAGGCTACTAATGTTTTTTAGAAATTTTCCAAAAACTTTATATTCTTTTGATTTGTCTGGTTCAAGTCCAACTGCTGTGACCAACATATTTTCGCGATTTAGTTTTAACAGCGCAGTGTTAAATAACGCCTATGCGTTTTACAAGTATCAAATTCAAGATGGTGACACACCAGAAATTGTTGCTGAGAAACAATATGGCGATCCAACCCTGCACTGGATAATTTGTTTGAGTAATAATCTTTCTGATCCACAGTTTGATTTTCCATTACAACGCGATGCGCTGGAACGTAAAATAATCAAACAATATGGATACGCATCTATTGCGAATGCATACTCCACAATTCATCACTATGAACTTGAAGTCAAGAAGGTTCTCGCAGAAGTTGATGGACCAACGACAACAACAATAGATAAAAGCATTGTAACATTAGACAAATACAGTTACACTGCTAATGCCATTGTAACGCAACCACCTAGCACGCCAGAAGTCAAGACCATTAATTTTTATGCAAATAATTCTAACTCTAACACCGCAACGGTTGCAACTCTTACAATGACAACAACATACAAACCTGTGTATGTTTACAATTATGAAGATGAACTAAATGAAGCCAAACGAGAAATTAAAGTTCTTAAATCGCAATACATCCCAGCAATCACATTGGAATTGGAAAAAGTATTAAATGAGTGATTCAAGGAAAGTTACATCCAGTAAGTCTCTTGCAGTAGTTGAGTGCAAACTTATAGGATCTAATGGTGAAATTCGTGATTTAAAAGAACCATTGATCTTTAATAACATTCAAATCTACGAAAGCATCTATTCGCCTGTTGTAACTGGAACAATTCAGTTAGTTGAAGGCGTGAACCTTTATTCATTGCTAGCAATGCATGGTAGTGAATATTTGTATATTTCTTTTTGTCGACCAGGAGAAACAGAAAGTGATGGTAGATACACAAGAACATTTAGAATCTATAAATCAGATTTAAGAAAACCTTCGGCTAGATCGCAGGTTCAAACTTATGTTCTACATTTTTGTTCAGAAGAACTGGTGTTCTCAAATCAACAAACTATTTCTAGATCGTATAGTGGACGCTCGTCATCAGAGTATATTTACAATATTCTTGTTCAAGATTTAAAAACAAATAAAAAGCGTGTAAGGAATTTTGAAAAATCTCAAGGCATTCATGACTATGTTTTAACAAAATATAAACCATTTGAGGCTATAGAACAATTTGCAAAATATTCTTACAATGAAAATGAATCTCCATTTTTATTTTTTGAGAATAGAGATGGATATAATTTTATCTCACTAGAAAAATTATTTAAACAAGCACCCATACAACCTGCTTTAAACTACAGCACAGCAAAAATAACCTACGAACAATCAGAGTCACCATTTAAAAATGCTAATGAGATTAAACAATTTGAATTTGAGCAATCATTCGATATTTTAGAAAACACAAAAAATGGAGCGTATGCTAGCAGGCTCTATACGTTAGATTTAATTAGACAAAAATTTACAAAACATGATTATTCACTTGCAAACAAACTAGCGCAAGAATCTTTATTAGATGGATTCCTACCAATAAACAATGCACAAAATAGAAACAACAAACCAATTTATGAAGAGTATAACGCTCAACCAAACTATTGGTTAACAAATTTAAGTCAAAACGAAACACCATATTTTTTGTCAAAGGGGTTTAGAACGACTAATATTGATGTTGAAAAGTTTTTATTACAAAGAAAGACTCAATTAAATTTATTAAATAATACTAGAGTTTGGTGTAATGTTCCAGGCAATCCTAACTACTCAGTTGGATATATTGTCGAATTTAACATGCCTTCGTTTATACCAAACAGCACAGACGACAGAGCATTAGATCCCTATCACTCTGGTAAATATTTAATTACAAGTATTCGTCACTCAATAACTCCTGATGACATTGAAACAGTTATGGTATTAAACAAAAATTCTGTAAGCGCACCGTTGGATAATGCTGATAATGGAAACTCGTCTTATAAAACTGCGAGACAATTTTAATGGATGCTAATTTTTTAGGATTAGGGGAATTTGTTTGGTGGTTTGGTGTTGTTGAAAATCGCCTAGACCCACTTGAACTTGGTCGATGCCAGGTTCGCTGCTTTGGTTGGCACACTGAAGACATTAATCAAATTCCTATTGATAAACTGCCATGGGCACACCCTGTTGTTCCTTATGGCGCAAAAGCGGTGCAACCACCAGCCGAAGGAACAATGGTTTTCGGTTTTTTTGCAGATGGCAAGATCGGTCAGTTTCCGATCATACTCGGCACAGTTCCAGGAATTCCTGATGAAATTCGCCAGAACAACATGGGCTTTACTGATCCATATACTGATCAACAAAAAGCACTCAGCGACTTCCCACGAAAAATTAAAGAATATGTCATGCGCACAAACGGTAAGGGATTGTCTTTTACTAATGATGGTGCAAAACGAAATCCATCAAGATTAAACGAGCCAAC